AAAGCGTTGATCCTTGCAAAATCAACATTGCTGGTGATGCGGTAATACCCGAAAGGACACGGCCCCAGGCCGCCGGTGCCATCGCTGGGACCAAGCGGACCATCAGGACCCGCCACGGGCGCCCCAGTTCGCGTTGGGCTACCGGGCACGCCGGTGCCATTGCCGGCGCCTGGCGGTGCATCGCGGGGCAGCTCAGTCCATGGGTGGAACAGATCAACAAACGTTCCCGATGCCGCCCAGTAGGTGGAGGACTGGCCGCTGATCGGCGTGCCGCTGGTGTTCTTTGCGGGGATCGTGGTGTTGGCCGACGCTCCGGCCACATCACAGCCGCCGCCGGTGCGGTTGCTGGAGAGCACCTGGCCCGGGCCGCTGGCGCGGGTCACGGCCAGCGCGATCAGGCTCCGGCCGCTGGAGTCCACCGGAAAATGGCTGAGCTGCAGCGTCTCTTCACCGCTGATCGCTTGCGCCACTGATTCCACCTGGTAGTAGCGATTGAACACATCAGCGGGCTCACGGCTGCTGGAGTTCTGCAGGTAGATCTGCACGATGTCGCCCTGCGCGATGGTGCCGGTCTGGCTGCCGGCCTTGAGCCGCACGGTGGCGGTGTGCGTGCTCAGCGTGCGCCGGGCATAGAGGTAGGCGCCAACGCGCACCGCGTGATTCTCGGTCGTAGCGTATTGGCTGAGATCGTGCTGCTCGACCGGGCCGCTGGCATTGACATCGCCCACCGCCAGGGATCGCACGATCGGCACATCGGTCGCGTCCTGTTGCTGGCGCCACAGCATCGCCATGGCCACCGGCCGCCGGCTGCTGGCTTCGGCGTACTCGATCTGGAAGCTGTCGGGGATGATTGCCGCCTCCGTCAGGCTCCAGGCCGGTGTGATCGTGCCGGTGTTGATGCTGCCGTCTGAGTTGATGGGCAACAAGGGCCGCAGGCCAAACTTGCCGGCCACCTTTGTCTCCCGCAGCAGGAAGTCTGGCAGCAGCTTGATCAGCCAGTCACCCAGGTTGGTGGAACTGCTGAACTCACCGTTGCACCACAGGCCGTTGGCTTCAACAAACCGGGCAGCGGCGGTCAAGCTGTCGAAGTCGATCAGGGCATCGGGCACTCGGCCCGAGCGTTGCAGGGCCCACAGGATCAAATCGGCGATGTTGTCGCTGCTCCCAGCGGTGGAGTCGAGCAACCGGCCGCGCTCGATCACCAGGCCATTGCGCATAAACACATTCCAGGCCGTGCGCCACTGATCAGATCCGCCGGCGTAGGTGCCGCTGAACTCGATGGTGCTCAAGCCTTGGTAGTTGCCGCCACCGCCGGTGAAGCTGGGAAATGCCGGCACGGTGTAACCGCTCTGGGCCGTGGCAACGTTGCCGGCGGCCCATGACCCAGCGCGCTGGTTGTAGTTCTGGGAATAGACGGCGCCAGGTCGGCATTCGCCTTGGCGTACGTCGCGCACCTCGACATCGCCCAGCAGGCCCTCACCCAGCACGCAGTGGTAACGCGCCGTGATGGTGGTGGAGGTGTTCTCAAAGCGGGCTTCAGTCGCCTTGGGGAAGGTCAGCACACCGCCAACGTTGCCGCGCCTGCGGCCGAAGATGACCGGCAGCGGCTCGCCCACCACCATGGCGGCCTGAGGCACCTGCAGCGGCGAATTGCCAGCAGCTGCGGCGGCGTTCGCGGGCGGGGGGAGCTGGCCGGTCAGTGCCGCCGCGGCCACGGTCATCGTGCCGTAAGCCTGCGCCGCCGCTGAACTTCCCGAGGAGCTGGCGCCGCTCTTGAGCGGCAGCATGTTCACGCTGAAGCCGAAGTCGTTCATAACCGGCAGGGGACTCCAACCAACGGCGTGATCGCCGTGCGCGGCGGGAACTGCGCACCCACCGGCGACAACGCCGAGCCGAGCTTCCAGGTGATCTGCGTGAGGCTGGCCGATGCGCCAATCACCTCACCAACGCAGCTGGCGACCAGGATGTAGCTGGCTGGTGGGCCGCTGCCGGCGGTGGATTCATCGAATTGCAGCACGCGCAGGGTGGCCACCCACGGGCCTGCCAGAGCCTGCTCAGTCATGGCCTGTACCGATGGCACCGCTGGCAGGGTCAGCGTCGCCTGATCACCCACAGCCTGGCCGCTGGCAAGGCCCGCCCAGTCGAGTTGCTGATAGCTCCATTGCTGGCTGTCCCACGACACCACGGCATCGACCCAGTAGCTCTGCCACCGCGCAAACGTGGCGCCGAAGTTGTCGCCGAGCGCCACGAACGCCGCCTGCCCCCGGATCATCAGGCACCTCCCAGAGCAACCCGGCCGGCTGGGGTGCGCAGCTGACCCAAGACACCAGCAGCGGTGGCGCGCATGGCCTGCTCGAGGTCGGCCATGCTGACCCATTGGCTGCCATCAGGCATCTGCACCACCTGGCCGGTTTGGATCGTGATGGTGGGGGCACCCGAGCCGCCCGCGCCGTTCACCACATCAATACCCCTGGCACCCTGCAGGAACGCCCTGGAAGCAGCGCCCATGCGCGCCGCTGGGATCACATACTCAGGCCCGGCCTCGCCCACTGTGGCTGTCGTGGCGCCAGTCACATAGGCGCCGGTGGCGAATTGCGGCGTTGGAACCAGACCGAACAGCGGCAACTGGGGAAGGCGCAGTTGCCCGGCCACCCTGTTGACTGCAGCGATCATTTGATTCACCGCGCCCAGGAATCCGTTGATGACGTTGGCGCCATAGCTGACCACATTCCGCAACACCTGTCTGATGCCATTGGCGGCAGCCTCAAACGGCTTGATCATTGCCGCGCCAATGCTGCCGATGGCATCGCCAAGCCACCTAAACGCCCCAAAGATTTGATCCCTGAACTTGTAAACCAACACGCCAACCGCCACCAATGCCGCACCAATCAACAGCGGCATGCCAACGATCCCGGCCACAAACGTGGCCACGGTGGTGATCAGCGGCCCGATTGCTCCAAGCCAGCCGGCAATGGTGGCGCCAATCGTCAAACCCTGGAATGCCGTGGCCACCGTGATCAGGCTGGCGAAGATCGGCGCCAGAGCAGCCAGGCTGATGGCCAGCAGGGCCACGCCGCCGATGATGGCCTGCACCGGCCCGGGCAGCTTGCTGAAGCCATCGACAACCGCCGTGAGCCCGGTGGCGATGGCATCAAGAGCCGGCAGCAGGGCCACGGTCAAGCCAGCCGCCAAGCCGCCAACCTTGCCGCTGAGCATGGCCAGCTTGTCGTTGTAGTCGTCCGCCTTCTTTGCAAAAGCGGTGGTCATCTTGATACTCAGGCTGTCGATTGCCTTGCCGCCCATGTTCAACATGGGGATCATGTCGGCGCCAGCCTTGCCAAACAGATCCAGCGCGGTGGCCGTTTTCTCAACGCCATCGGGCATGGCCGCAAACCGATTGGCCACCTCAAGCGTGATCTGATCAGCGCTCTTGAGGTTTCCGGCTGCGTCCTTGGCGCTGACGCCAAGCCGGTCCAAGGCCGGGCCCACCCTATCGCCCTTGTTGCCAATGTTGAACAGGCCCCGATCCAGCTTCACCAGGCTCTTCGATACGGCTTCAATGTCTGTGCCGCTGGTGGCCGCTGCCTTCTTGAACTTTGCCAGGGCCTCGACGCTCACGCCGGTTTTCTGGCTCATGTCGTTGAGCGCGTCGCCGGCTTCAATGGTGCTGCTGATCAACGCACCAAGGCCGCCAATCGTGACCGCTGGAACCACAGCGCCCAGCGCGCCACTGAGCAGCCCGGCACGGCTGGCCATGGATTGCGCTGCTCCTTCTGCCGCCTTGAGCTTCCCCTGCAGCTGCGCAACCTGCTCAGTGCCGGTGACCTTGGCGCCAATGCGCAGAATCGCATCCAGATTCATCGCGCCTGCTCCAGCAAAATGGTGTGCTCGATCACCTGCAGATCCTCCAGAACACGCGGCAGATCGGCCATCTGGTACAGGCTACCCAGGCTGAGCACAACGCCATAATCCAGGCCGGCTCTCCCGTTCACGCTGGTGCGCCACTGCGTTTGGCAGCGCAGGAACAATTCAACCGCGGGCCAGTTTTCTGGCCACACCTCAAAGTCCTGCGGGCCGATCACCTCCGGCGGGAGCTCCAACCCCCAGGCCGCTGCGGAGTCTTCCAGGTCGTCAGCGCCGCCGGTCAGCCAATACCGCGCGGCGCCTTCAAGTTTCCCCGCTTGGCTCCCTGCAGGCTTTCACCCCAAGCATCGACCACCGCAGCGGCCACGCCTTGGATCTGCAGGAGGCGATCGGCCGCAGCCGCGGTGAATGGCACCGGCTCATCATTGTCGTCGGTCACCTCGCTCCAGCCCACCAGCACCTCGGCAGCGATGGCCCGAGCAGTGACGTTCTGCAGGTCGGCATCGTCCTGGCCGCGCTCCAGCAGGGCTTGGCGGCGAGCCGATGCCACGGTCAGGTAGTCGATGCGCTCCTGAGGCAGGAAGGCAAAATCAGCCTTGAAGCTGAAGCGGACGCCGGCCACCTCGCCGGCCACAGGCCAGCGGTAGCTGCTGGCCTCGCTGATCTTGAAGCCCATGGGGTTGCTGTGAATGGTTCAGAGTCGAAAGCCTGAGCCTGGCGGCTCAGGTAAATGCCAGGCTGAACTCGTTCGAGCTGCCGGCAGTGTGCAGGGCCACGAATGGGATCTTCAGGCCAGCGATGCCGCGCAGGTCGGCCACCTCAGGCGGGCCGAAGTTGGCGGTCGAGATGGTCACCACCATGCGATTGCCGGCGGTGGTGCCGTGCGTGAAGCTGATCGAGCCGGTGGTGCCGGCGATGGCCTGGGCGTAGAAGTCCTTCGTGCTCAGCAGGTCCGGCCGCTCGATCGTGATGCTGCCCTCCACCATGCGATCGGTGATCCTGGCTTGCTTGGTGCAGCCAGCGTGGTCAAAGAACTCGATCGTGTTGTTGCAGTTCAGGCTGAACTCAGCCATGCAAGCCGACAGGCCAGCCACGCTCACGCTGGTGGTGTTGCTGGCGCTCACATCGAGCGGCTGCGCCTGGTTGGTGTAGGTCGGGGTGGGA